GGTCATTGACTTGATCAAGGAATCCCCCCACCCCGGCGGTGGCCGTCACACTCTCACCGACGATGACGGCACCCTGACACCTGCCCCACGGCGTCACCACACCGTACCTAGTGCGGTGGACATTCTGCGTGACATGGCCGCAATGAGCAGCTAAAAGGAAGGAGGGGCTTGATCATGCCCCTTATTTCTGATGGGATCATCGTTGCACTGATTGGCTGTGTCTCCGCTGTGTGCGGCGGGGTGGTCACACTTGTCTCTGCAACATTCAAAGCTCATGCGGATAGAGCAGAACGCGAGGCCGAACGGTCAAAGCGCGATGCTGAATACGCAGAGCACAAGCTAGATAGAGCAGAGCGCGCAACCTCCCTGTTACTTGAGCAGCAACAGGCCCAAATCGACCAGCTGAACACGCGGCTCACTCAGCAGTGGGCCACAATTGAGAAGCTGCAAGAAGAGGCTGAGATCAATGGTAGTGTGCGCGTGGCACTCAGGGACGTGCTGATAGCTTTTCCCGATCCACCCGGTCCACCGTCCATATCCCCCATTGCAGCAGCGGCTGTGCAGTGGGAACACCCGTCACAGTGACGTAACTGTACTGTGATAAAGTAAGCATGTCCCTTTCAGGTACAGGGACGGCGGGAAAGTTAAAGACCCCCTCACCATGGAACTAAGTTCTACGGTGAGGGGGTCTTTTCGTGTTTGGTGCTGACTATGTTACCACAGTTTGTATTTGGTCATAATCAGCCGCATAAACAGCGCGGCCTCACGCGCCCCACTCTGCTTGCCGCTGGTGGCAAGGTGGTGAATGAGCAGCGCGGCGGCTTCATCTAGCGATTCATTGTTGTCTGTCCCGATCACGGCCCACTGAATCAAATCCACTTGGTGAGTAGGTGTAAGACGGCTAAGTAGCTCGCTGTCTTTGATTGTGGTGGCGTGAATGTGACTAGCCCCGGTGGACTCACTGGGTGCCGCATAAGAGCTAGCCAGCCGGTCGATGTACCACAAGGCTTTGTGAGCGTCCTGGCTAGCAGCGTCTTTCCGACCCAGACGCCACAAATACTTGATCGCATTGCCGCGCAAAAAGCCAAGGCGGCTAGTGACATCGACACACTCAAGATCACCAAAGACCGGGTGCGTTTTGTAGTGGCTGGGATTGATCGCATCGCTGGTCACCTTCCCGTGCTCCCAAATCCTTTAGCCCCGCGTGGCACCTCCGCAAGCAGACTATTCTGCTTTGGCACGGCGTCGGTCACCTCAAAGTGCACCGGCTTGATGCAGGGCACCACCACCAATTGAGCAATGCGGCTACCGGTGGAGATGGTGACCGTTTCCTCAGTGGGATTGTGCAGGATTACCTTGACCTGGCCAGAGTAGCCGGGGTCAATGATCCCCGGCGCATTGAGGACGGTCACGCCCTTTTCAGCTGCCAGTCCACTACGAGGGCACACAAGCCCCACGTGGTTGGCTGGAATGGTGACCTTCCACCCAGTTTCGACAAGCACGTGATCATGGGGGAAGATCATGATGTCATTCTCAGCGCATCGCAAGTCAAGCCCCACATCGTCGCTGTGGGTGTGGTGAAGGGCGGGAACAATGCCGTCCGAGGAACGGCTAGCGTCCACCACGACGGTGGGGTAGTTGTTGCTGGTCATGTCGCTTACAGCCACCCTTGCTGTTTAGCGGCGGTCATGGCTGCTTGCAGCTGTTCATCAGTGGGGTCTGCCAAGACCACGGGTGCGGATTGCCCCTTCTTTGCACGGGCTTGATCCCGAAAGATCACACCCACAGTGAAGGGGCGACCACTGTCGAAGTTAGAGGTCAAGCTGTTGACGATGAAGCGCTGGAAAATCAGGGAGTCATTGCGTACAGCCCCGGCGTTGGGGCCATCAAGGACCACCCACGATGCTTGCACGGCTTCACTTTCCCCATACTGCGTGGTGATCATCTGCCGTACTTTCTGTGCTTTGACCAGGACACACGCGCCTTCATCGTCGGTCAGCTTGTGACCGCTGCCTGTGGTGGTGCCGGTTGCGAACATGTCAGCCGGGTTGCCGATGACACCACTAGGGGTGGCCATGCCGTTGTTGGCAGGCGGCGGGGTCTGTGACTGTGAAGCAGCGGGGGTTTGCGGTTGAACCGGTGCCTGTGCAGGGGGCTGTTGGTTCAACAGGGGGTTGTTGGGGTCGGTAGCTGGGTTGTAGCCCGGCTGTGCAGCTGGTGCTGCTGACTGTTGGAATCCCTGCTGGTACGGATTGGTCATGAGAAAAGCCCCTTTCGGTGGCGATTGGTCTTCACCATCTCGCTAACCAAAGGGGCTTGATCCCAGAGTCACGTATTCACATGCGTTGTAAGGAGAGAAAAGCGGAACTAGCTTTGATAGCGGGAAAGGTGAAGTGAAGTTGAAAGGTGAAGGTAACCGGTCCATGTTCCTTTGCCGGATACGTTCACCATTATCACTCTGGCACGTTCCCGTGTCAAGCTACTGGTTGAATGAGGACATTTTAGCTAGCCCCAATTGGGTGTGTTCATCAGTCCACATATCCTGATTAGCCCCCCACACAGCGGATAGTTCATCTTGATTTTGGCACTGCTCAATCAGTTGTGCAAGCGACTTAACGGGGCGGGGAATCTCATGGATACGGGGTATTTTGGTCCCTGCCTTTTCGTACACTTCACGGGTGGCAGCGGCCAAAGCCAACACGCGGCGGCCTTCCTCAAGATCGTAGGTGACCAGCTCACAGTGCCCGGGGCGGTCGGACGGAATATGAGCTATGATTCCGAACACATTACCCACAGCCGGGGGTGCTTCCCAACCGCTCCCATCGACCTTGAGCATGGCATCAGCATCTGCGTAGCACGCCATTTGAGCGGCGAAACTAGCATAGCTGTAGCGCAAGTCTTTGGACGTCTTCTTATCCCCAATAACCCGGGTACCATCTGCCAGCTCCCATACATTATCGAAAGTGCCCACCCATCCAAGTTCCTTGTTCCACACAACGCGCTCTACCAGGTCTGGGAGAATGGTAATCCCAGCCTCACTCAGGGCGTTGAAATAGGCATCAGCGAAGGGACGGAATATAGGGGGCACATCGTCAATGTGACGAAAACCCGTTTCCACAGCCTCAATCCAGGCGTGAATTGCGGTGCCTTTTTCGACGGCATCTTTAGCACCTGCGATGGTTTGCGCTTCATCAGCCACCGTATCCAGGTCTTTGGACACGTCACGTGGTTCACCCAAAAGGTCCACGTTCTCTAGCAAATCCGGGTTCTGTTTGATTCCCAAAACCACGTTGCGTAGTTTCCACTTGTCCAAGCCAGTGGTGTTATCCAGGGTGTGTACCCCGGTGGTGGTGCGGGTGAACTTTCCCTGTTCCCCCGTCTCAGGGTGGGGTAGCACGTACTTTCCCCATTGGGTAGTGGGAGTGTACTCACGGCGTTCACCTGGCAGCGGATACTTGTGTACCGGCGTTTCCAGCTGGGATTGTGCGGTGGCCATGGACGCGGTGCCGAACATGGCGGCGGGGTTCTGTGGGGTGGTCATGGTAGTGTGTTTCCTTCCTGTGCTTCCCATGTCTTCACCATGGGATCAATGACACGGCTTGCAAGTGCGATGGATATTTCGTCAGACAGCCGCGCTTTGGTCATGCGTTTGGCATCTTTGACGCCTAGTTTCAGGGCAAAATTCACCTGCTTTTCGCTGGGTGTGGGGCGCTGTCTCCACGGCGCATTGCGGTCTGGGATTCCACCCCAGCGCTCTGCTACCAGTTCGCACGCCTCAATAGCTTGTTCGACGGTCCCGTTACCGGGGGCAATACCCTTATTCAGCAGCCAATACTGCTCAGCTGTCACCTTCACTTTGGTACACCCCACTTTGGCCGCACACCCAGGGGTTAGGTCATCCGCGCGGGGGTAGACAAAGACAAAACACCCATCACTAAGGTCAAGGAATCTGTATCCCCCTTTGGTGGTGAGCCATAGCGCGGGGGAGGTTGCCAGCAAATCTGTTTCCTCCATGGGTACCGCCCCAATACGATCCCTAATCACTTTTGGTTCAGGTGCGGGTGCTTGACCAGGGTCATCTGTGGAGGTGGGGGATACGCGCTGCTGCTCCGCGCTGGGAACTAGGCACGTGATGGTGCGTAGGCTCATGTCCTGCGTGGTGCCAGCAACGTCCAAAACAAGCGCGCTTTCCTTATCTTCATGTAAGCGCAAAGCGCGGCCCACCATCTGTGTGTAGAGCACCTGCGACCGGGTGGGCCGCGCCATAACAACACAATCACACATGGGGAAATCGGCACCCTCAGTGAGTACTTGCACCGTCACCATGTGCTTGATGGAGCCGAGCCTGAACAGGTCAAAGACGGTATCCTTTTCCTTGCGGGTCATGGACCCCACCACCGTGAGTGCGCTGTGTGGCTCATGCTCATTGAGGCGTTCCGTTATCTCATAAGCGTGTTCGACACCAGCGGCAAAGACGATGCAGCGCTTGTCAGCGGCGTGTGTCATCATGGCTGTGACCGTAGACTCACTTGATGCGCGCATGGCTTTTTCCAGGTCGCGTGCCTGATAATCCCCGGCCACTATCTTGACCTTATCTAGCTCAAGGTCTGGGTGTACCACGGTCAAGCCGTGGGGCTTGATAAGAAAACCATTGTCGATTGCCCACATCAGGCCGCGCTCAAAAACTACCTTATCCCAGACGTCACCGAGGGTGCCGTCTGCACGGGTGGCCGTGGCCGTGAAGCCACAGGCTTTGGTGTAACCGTCCACGACGCCTAGTTTCTCTAGCACCTTGATATAGCTGGGCGCGGTGGAATGGTGGACTTCATCGACTAGGACAAGGGTGCGCTCACCCAGCGCGTCGACACGTTT